ATCCTGCAGATATTAATAACGGTGCATTTGAAATGGACTGGAATGATAAGTTTGTATTGAATCTTATTAAAGCAGGTTACAAAGAAAAAGACGATGATAACGATGAGAAAATTGTTGACAGATGGTTTCAACAAGTTTGTCGTAACATCGCATTAGAAGTTTACGAACAAGAACAAGCAGATCCTCATAATAGAAAAGATAAGGATCCAATTACTGGTGCAGACATGAGAGTTGTCAGAAGCACAGATTTAGGCGACGGAAGAACAGAGGTAAGTTAATATGTATGATATCAGTGAAAAAGGTCAAAAGCAATTTAAACGAGTAGAATATCTAATATGGGGATTATATCCTATGATTATTTGGATGTTTTGGATGATCGACTAATGGAAACAGTAGTATTCTGTAAAAAATATCAAGAGGAACTGCCGGCAATGACCTTTCCCCCTTTACCAGGTCCTGCAGGTAGAGAGTTATTAGAAACTGTATCTCAGAAAGCCTTTGATGCATGGAAGTCACATCAAACTACTTTAATCAATGAACGCAGAATGGATTTATCTAATCCAGAGGCGAGAGCATTCTTAATAGAAGAAATGCACAAGTTCTTTAATAACCAAGAAGTTGCACAAGCAGAAGGATTTGTAGAACCCGAAAAAGCACTTGATGATGCAGTCAAATCATTTACCCCTCCCCCTCCCCCAATAATTTAATTTACCCTTTTTACCCATAAAGGCTTGCAATATGCGTAGTTATTGCGTATAATAGTATATTATTAAATGATAAATAAGAGACTTAAATGAAATACGCCCTTATAGACACAATGAATGCCTTCTTCCGTGCAAAGCACGTTGCATCACGCAACGCAGATACATGGGAAAAAATAGGTATGGCATTGCATCTGACTTTAGGATCAGTTAATCAAGCAGTTCGTAACTATGGTGTTGATCATGTAGTCTTTTGTTTAGAAGGTCATTCGTGGCGTAAAGAGTTTTACACTCCGTACAAAGCAAATCGTAAAGTTAAAGAACAAGACATGACTGAAGCAGAAGTAGAAGAAAGTGAAATGTTTTGGGAGACTTATCAGTCATTGATTACATACTTAGAAGAAAAAACCAACGTAACAGTCTTACGTGATCCGAATGCTGAGGCTGATGATTGCATTGCACGTTTTGCCGCACTACACCCTGACGATGAACATATCATTATCTCTACTGATACCGACTATCTACAGTTGCTATCAGAGTCTGTTCACATGTACAATGGTGTTAACAAGCAGTTGATTACTATTGACGGTTACTTTGATGACAGAGGCAGACCAGTCATTGATAAAAAGACTCAGGAGCATAAGACATTAGAAGACCCTCAGTATCTATTGTTTGAGAAATGTATGCGTGGTGACACTAGTGACAATGTGTTTAGTGCATATCCAGGTGTGCGTAAGAAGGGTACTAAGAACAAGACAGGTCTATTAGAAGCATTTGCTGACAAAGATAAAGGTGGATTCAATTGGAATAACATCATGCTACAACGTTGGACTGATCATAATGAAGTCGAACATAGAGTACGTGATGATTATGAACGCAATCGTACACTAATCGATCTTACAGCACAACCCATTGCATTTAGAAATGCGACTGATGATATTATCAAGTCAAGTTTAACTAAAGACAACGTTGCACAAGTAGGTGTACACTTTATGAGGTTCTGTGGAAAGTATGAACTTAACAGAATTAGTGATCAAGCAGATGTTTATTCTAAATGGTTGAACACACCTTATGAAGGTAAATTAAAGGTAGGATAATGGTAAAAACAAATAACATATATGTTTACGAACTTAATGGAGAAAAAATGATATTAGATGTAGAACTAACTGCAAAGCCCATCAAAGATGACGAGTTTTGGATTTTAAAAGACGGCGAAAGAAAAGTAGGCAATGTATTTGCAAACAATGTAGGAACGTTTAACGTTACTCTACAAGATGAAGTGTTTGAATTTGAGTCTATTAAAAAGATTCAAAAGAATACAAAAATAAAATTTGTTGCCCCCAAAGAATCTAAGAAACAAGTAGAGACACCCTATCCTGAGTTTCCAACTACTGCAAGAACATATAACTCTGTTTATGATGTTGCACGTAGTTTGCATGTCTTTACTAAGACTAAAAAATCTAAGTGTTTTCATTCTGCTGGCTACTTTGTTGTTGAACATAATGGCATAGAACAAGTCATTTTTTGCCCAAAATACATCTTTATTCAAAGATATCCGTATAAAGGGCCGTTCAAAACTAAAGAAGAAGCAAAAAATCTGATAAATATATAAGCATATTATGTTACACATCAAAGATTTTGTGAACAAGGTATCATTAGGAGAAAGTAAAGCAAGTACGAATGTTGTTCTCACTATTGATAATGCCAGAGGTCTCAGAGACGATTTGGTAATGTTGTTAGCAGATTTGCATGAGTTGAAAAAGGAAAAAGATAATGAAGAAACAATCGATGTACAGGTTAAAGGCGGAAACTTCAAGTGAGTAGAAGCCAGCCACATGTTATCCTAGAGTATGTAGATAAAGAAACATACAAATGTGATCAAATTATTGAGGCGTCTGGCATCTGGGCAGTTTACTATGATGATCAACCTATTAATTTAAAGTCTTCGCATTACTTAACAAGTGATGCCGCACCGAAATATAAAAAGACAAGTTTTTCCAATCCAGGTCATGCAAGAAATTTATGTCGTAAATTAAATGCTCAATTCAAAACTGACATGTTTACTGTCGTATTCCTAAGCACCGGACGTACAGTATATCCGGATGAAATTTCCTAAGACTAAAAAAGAAATCACAGTAGCCATCTTAACAGCAATCCCAGATGGATATCTTCCAACAACTTCATTAGACGATACTATATTTAAAATGTGGTTGACTGGTCGAGGTGGTCAAGGACTCAGACTAAGTGAAGACGGTTTGCAATTATTTGAACTAGCAAAATTAGAATTCTATGATTTTGCATTAGGACTGGATCCTAAAACAATGCACAAAAAGAGAATCATTGCCCCAGAAGCCTTTGTACAAGAAATCATTAAAAAAATTACATGCCCTTATTATTTAGGTGTCCATAAAATCAGAGGAAAAAAGGGAGCACCTTTTATTAGAGTTTACGATCACAAGACTGCAATGATGATTACTTTACATGGAAACTTAAGAGAATATTTGGATTCTAAAAATGACCAACGATAAAAGATGGCAAGACAATTCAGATGGTTGGGTCAAAGCAATGACTGAATCCAAAGAGAGAAAAGAAGCAAAAAGAGAATTAGAAAGAATGGAATGTAAACACGGAGACCTTGAATGGTGCGAAGGTTGTGCATATGATATTAATGGCGAGCAAGTTGCATTTAAAGGTATAGATTACTAAAAATACAAATTTTGAAATTGAGGCATAAATAGTCATTGTAGGAGGGTCCTACATAGTCGTATTTTTTACGCATTTGAGAAATCCTTTTTTAGGTGCATTCAAAATACAACCTTGCAATACACACACGGAGACGACATTGAAAACTCTCAAAAGCATGAAGCACTACTTTGAGTTTGATGGAGAAAGACTAGGTGAAGTAATGTTATTCGTAACAACTACTTGGATCATGGTTCACTCAATCGGACAAATAGGTATCTAGTTTACTAGACTCTTTCCTCAGAGAAGACATCAAAACTTAAAATGCCCATTTCGCAAGATTTGGGCATTTTTCTATTGACTTCGGGTACCTTTTTGTGTATACTATATAAACACTTGACACATATAGGTACACAGAATGACATTTTATCGACATATAATAATCGTTCCCTTACTAGCAATCATCACAGCCTGTGGTGGAGGTGGTGGTGGAACTGATGTTGCAGGTGCTCTTGTATCAGGTAGTGTATCAGGTGGTGGATCAACAGGTGGCGGAAATACTAGTACACCAACAGTAACTTTATCAGCAAACCCATATGAAATCGTAGCAGGAGACACAACTGTATTGTCTTGGTCTAGTGCTAATGCAACATCATGTACTGCATCTGGATCATGGTCTGGTACTAAGTCTTTGAGTGGCACTGAGAATATCACATTAGATAACTATGGAGACTATACGTTCTCTATCAACTGCTCAGGTGCTACAGCAAGTGTAGATGTAACTGTATCTGATGAAGACAGTGAAGGGTCTTGTGTTAATCCACATAACGCAAAAATTAAACAATCATATATCGGAGACTACGAACTCCCTATGCCACAAAATCAATTTGGTGAAGATCATCTTAGAGCAATTGGTTTTAAAGATTACGGCTTAGATTGGATATATGGCAACTATCAAAGTCGTGGAGATAGTTGGGTCAATGATTGTACCCAAGAAGAATATGTTAAGTTAATGTATCGAACAACTTTACGTCAGTTAAAAGAACATGGTGTTGAAACTGCATGGGTATATAACTTTGGTTATTGGGACGATCATCAGGCAGAGACATGGGAAATTAATCATAGTCGTAAACATATTAAAGATTGGCAAGTAGAGTTTATTGCTGACACCGCACAAGAACTAGGTATGAATATGCATTATGCATGGCAGTTTCTGACCCTTGACGATCAAAACAATTCTCTGTTTCCATTTAATGGTCAAGCCTATGTTGATATGAATTTGTTAAAAAAGATAATGGATGCCCATGAAGAACATATACTATGGGAAGCAGGTAGACTTCAATCATTAGGAGTAGCATCTATGTCAGCAGACTGGAGTGCTATGTGGATATGTTTCTGTGGACTAGAAAATGAAGCAAACTCTTATGAACGTGATGAACTTAAGAATTACTATATAGAAAGAATGGCATCTATCTTATCTCAAATTAAAGGTCGATTTGATGGTGAAATATATGTAGGGGAAAACATAATATGGAATGACTCACGTGTATTTAATGAAGTAGACGGTATTATTGTTAGTCTACCAAACTTAGTATATGATGATGAAGTCGCAGGTGCTACAGTCGAATTATTAGAAGAACGTGTAGCAGAATATACTAATCAACTTTACGATACATGGAACTGTAATACTGATCAACCGTGTTGGGAATACACTACATATGAAATGCCCAAAGTTATATGGAACCTTTTTGCTCAAAGTCATCAAAGTTTCTTAAGTAGAGGCTGGATTGAAGATGGCTTTTGTACACAAGGAACTTATTTGGGTGTGTATTATGACGATTGTATACAAGACTCAGTACCAACTGATTTTTCAGCACAAGCAATCTTTATAGAAGGTATGCTAAGAGCAATAGATAAACAACCTTGGTTTGAAACAAAAGGTACTACATCAAGTACAGGTTACTGGTTATCAGATACACTTATCCCTGCTGACAATCAATCTAATAGAGTCATTGAGGGCTTTCCAAATATCTCTCAATCAGTCAGAGGCAAACCAGCAGAAAAAATTATTAAAGCCTGGTACACAGGTAGTTATGAACAATATAATCCGGAGTATGAATAATGAGTATATGGAAAGAAGGTAGATATAAAGAGAATGTTAAATGGGTAGCCCAAGAGTTATTCAATGGTGGTGTAGAAAAACTACTAAAAAGTTTAGAACCAGAAGATCAAGTAGTTAAAGATGATATTGTTATTATGATGAATCAATTAGTCATCCATTTAGAAGAGGCACTTAAGCCTCAAGTAAGTGGTGCCGAGTATAATTACCTCGAAGATACAGATATAAAGGCTATATTTGAAGCATTACAGCAAGAGGATTTAGAGCAAAGACCCAAGAAACCTCACTTATATATCGTAAAAAATAATGAAAAAAGTGAAAATAATGGATAAAAAGGCTTGACTTTGGGTAAGAATTTGCGTATAATATATGTATATTATGAACAAACAAGGAAACAATATGTATTATATCATTGACAACACTAATCAAGCAATTCACAGAGAGCCTAATAAAAGGTCTTATGCTTCTACTCAGTACAAAACTGCTGGTGCCGCTAAAGCAGGTATCACTAGAACTGTTAAGTACTACCAAAAAGCATATGATCAAGTTGCTGAATGCGTAGCAAATGGTCTACCTGAGTATCATGCTAACATGCATAATGCATACCGTGATGCTACAGAAGCACATTTTGGGCTAGTTCACAAACAGTTTGCATCGTCTTATACGATTGTTGCTGTTGAAGATTATGTTGAACCAATGATTACTAAGACTGGCATCTGCCCAGGTACTGGTAAAAAAATCACTGTAACTGAGGGAATCAATACTCCTCACTACATGTCAACTCTTTCAGAATCATACTGGAGTGCATAAAGGAATGTATAAAACTATGCGTAGAAATCAAATTGAATATTCAGCCAACGATGTTTGGGCCGCTTCTGCAAAAGCATACTTGATGAATGGCAAGAAATACATCAAGGCAAATGTAACTGTCAAATATGACTCAGATGGAAAGGCATACGATGTCACTCCCAACCGAGACATTATGAAGCAGTTGTTGGAAGACAACCTCAAGGGTGTCGATGCAACTACCAAAACTCTTGGAGTTCAAGTTCGTCAACATTACAAATCTTTGACATTTAAAATGTTGCAAGGTGGTTGGATGTCTGACTTTGATAAATCTGCTATGGCTTTAGCAGACAAAGATATAATTACTGATATGAAAGACTTCGGCATGATCGCAAGTCTACCAAAAGCATATGACCGTGCTGTTATCAAAAAAGGTCAAGAGGACCGAATTGCAAAGGAGACTAAAACTTCTACTGCTATCGGCAAAACCAAAGATAGACTAGAACTAGATGTTACTGTTCTCAGAACTATCTTATCTCATAGGTATGGTTGCTACTTTATCACTGCTAAAACTAGCACTGGTGCAGTAGTTTTCTTTGCCTCTTCTACTCTACATCCAGCAGTAGATACTGATCTAAAAATTAAAGGCACAGTCAAGGGTCATCGTACTGACGATGATGGACTAGTGACTACCCAGTTGAATCGTGTAAAAGTAATGGAGGAAAAATGAAAAATTTAGCAATAGGTTTTGTCGTAGGATATTTGGTTTGTACCTTTATCATCGGCGGACCAGGTGCTGTAGGGACAGTTGTGACTGATTCAGTCGTTCAACTATCTGTATGGTGGGACCAAGCAGTTGCAACTTTTAATCAATCTAACGGTTGACATTAAAGTTGATCGGCTGTATAATAGTAGTATATTTAGGAGACACATATGAGTGCAAGTTGGATACATAAATTAAACGAAAGCAATTCAAAACTGCATAAGCAAGATGTTTTGACTCAAGCATTAGAGGCTGCCACACTAGGTAGTGATAATGCTGATACGTTTCTAAAACTTGCTGGCATGTGCTACAATCCATATGTTACATTTGGCGTCAGAAAAATTTCTGACAATCAGGAATCAGATAGAGAATATGCTAATCCTTGGCAAGACTTTATTGAATTACTAGAGCAACTTAAAGAACGCAAGTTAACTGGTAATGATGCCATTGATGCAGTAGCAAAGATGTCTCTACAATTTTCTAGTGATGAATGGAATAACTTTTGTGCTCCAGTCATTCGCAGAGATTTACGTGCAGG